TCTTCAGAGTTATCGAATACACCGTAAGATGTACCACCTGCTCCGTAAGAATTTTGTTGTGCTAACATAGTATCAATATCAAGAGATGTTTGTCTGTCTAAGAATAACATGTTCTCTTCAATTGCTCCCTGCTTATCAAGCTCTTGTAGAATAGTGTCGAATTGATCAATTCCTGATTGCACACCAGCTGCTGCTTGCTCTGCAAATGCTGGGTCATTAAATACCAATCCTCTTTCTTCTAGTGTAGCAAATAAACCTTGCATACCTTGTAAGTTTCCACCTTGGAATCCTGTAAAGCCTGGTACACCTGCTACCACTTGCTCTGCATTCTTCATCTCTACCATACTCATCTCTAAGTAATCTTCGAATCTAATTCTAGACTCATGCTCAGATTTTAAGTACCATAGATAACCACCTGTACCAATTTCAGTAGTAACTTCAACCCATCCGATTTGAGCAACGTCTGAACCGTTTACTTCATATTTATCTCTGATGATAATTGGTTGATTACTAAAACTTGTAAAGGAAGCGTCAATAGAGTTTCCACCTTCTGGTGATCCTTTTTTGTATTCTGAACCGAAAACAAATAGACTTAACGCTGCACCTGCAATAGCTCCTTGAAGGGCTACATCTAGTACATTGTTAGCGTCGTCATATACATCAATGTTATATGTTTGCAATCCACCTGCAACAGGTCCTGCTAAACTATTAATGTAAATGTTATTTGTATCGTTTCCAAGTGCAATAACACAAGTCATACCAGGGCCTAGTAGTGGTACATTTCCATCAGCTCCCGGAGAAGGTAATGAAATTGTTTGACCACCTGGTCCTGCTGCTGGTGCATTTGATGTAACTGTATCATATGCAATGTGTAATCTTCCTTGTTCTGACCAAATTACTTGATCTGATGCCATAGGCATCTCTGCTCCTACCATTCTTAAGAAACCAGTAATCGTTCTGTTTCCATAACGTTCTACTTCTTTCTCATAAACTTCGGGTAAAAATTGTTGTGTCCAAGTCATATCGGCTAGTGATAAATAATTATCACCAAATAAACCTTGTACGGGTCTTGGAGTTAAATGTGCTAGGTTGGCCAACGTCGGTGGCGCTCCTGCAAATCCTGGTGCTGCCATAATTTACTATTTTAAATGTTTAAATGATTTTATTTTAAGCTTACTGCTATCACCCTCTGAACCAACTGATCTAACATTCCAACCATTGGCAGTCTTAACGTCTGAATGGACACCTCTCGCCCCCATCGTAACATTTTTGGCTTTTGTTGTACTGTCTTTAATTGCATCAGCTTTTCCTTGTTCGTAAAAATGCTTTGCAACTTGATCTGGATTCATAGCTGTAAATAAGCTTTTATGATAACCCGAGGCATCTGACATTTCATTATCTTCGTTCAAGAACTTCTTGACAAAATTATTTATGTCGCTCTGGTTGTCTTTGACTTTATTTGTGTCTTTAACATTAAACCTGTATTTTTTATCACCAACATTATATTCAAAACCTTTGAATTTGTCGTTGAAAACTTGGTTTGTTTTATTTAAAAACGCATCAGTCTGCTTCTTAGCTATGGATGATTGCTCTTTTTGTTCTTTATTATATCGGTTAAAGAACTCTACCGCTTTTTGTTGATCCGGTAATAATTTACTACCGCCTTTTATTTCTGCATAGTATTTAGATTTTAATCCATCTAAATAATCTTTTGCATTAGCAAGCTCTTCTTTTCTTGCTATTTTCTTTTTTCTAATATCTCTTTCCTCATCTTGATCTTCATTATAAGAAAACTTGTCTTCCATAAGAAAGTTTATTTCTTCTAGATCTAAATGTGGTTTCGATGTTTGATAATATTCTGCTAATAATTGATTTTCATTAAGTGAATCATAATCAGTGTTTAGCTTTACGTAGTCTTCTAAACTACCTCCTGTTTCATTTACAAAATTTACAACCTTTTGAATGTTTTCAGGTAATTCTATACCAGATTCTTTTTGCTCCGCTATCGCTTCTGCTACATCTTCTTTTAATTCTTGTGTAACTTCTTGCGTTATTTCTTCTTTCTTTTCTTCTGTTATCTCCTCAAGTACAGTTTCTACTGGTACGGGTTCTTCAGCTTGAACGGGCTCTGGTTGTTGTGGTACTTCTTTTTCCACTTCTTGTACAGGTTCGGCTTGTTTATCTGTAACCACGTCTGCTGCTTCTTGCTTTGTATCGGCATCTTGTTCTGGTTTTTTAGTTAAATCAAGTTTTATATTACCAGTTTCCTCGTTAATAACGGCTGGTCCTGTTTTTGCTGGAGCTTCTTTAACTTCAGCTTCTTTTGTTTTTTTGGTGTTTTTTATTTTAAAACTACCTTCTGTTTTTGCTACTTTAGCCATGATAAAATATTATATAATTAATTGTTAAAATTACTTCGGCTCAAATGAACCTAAGCCAAATCCACCACCCATTATGTCATTACCTCCTGACTCAAAGTTTTTTGGTGGGGTATCGTTTTTTCTTTGAGAAATCATTTCTGATTGTTGCGTCCCAATTATTTTAGCTCGCTCGTCTTTACGATCCTCAATTTCTTTTTCGCGATTAGTATTGTTTTGAACTTCCATGCCTTTAAGCTGCATGTTATATTGGAATTCCAATGCCATCAATTGTTTCTTAGCATCAACCTCAACTCCTATTCTTTGATTTTCAAGTTGACTTTTTAATTGTTCTAATTGAGATTTTGTTTGAAATAATGCTTGATCTTTTTGTACTTCTGCTTGCGCTGCTACTTGTTGAGCTTGTGCATTAGCATTTGCCTGTGCTTGTATATTTGCTTGTTGCTCTTCTTGTAATCTTTCTTGACGTTTTTTCTGTCTTACTTTTAATAATTGATTTGCTAACTTTATATTCTGTACTTCTCTAATATCAATTGCATCCGATAAATCAATAAGCCCGCCACTCAACGCGGTTTGTATATTATTTTCTAGCATTGCTTTTTCCTCGTCATCTGGGGTTAACTCCAAATAAATGCCAAAGTCATGAAGATGTAAATCTTTCATTTCATTCAACGTAGCTACATTAAAGCCACCAATTTTTTGAATAAAAGCTTCTTTAGCAGGATGATATTCTAGTATATCAGATATTCTTAATGACAAACACTCCGCGGTTTCTCTCGTTAAATACAAGCCAGCATCTAATATATGTCTTGTTGCTGTATTACTATTTGCTGCTGCTAGTTTTTGCACACCTACTAATGCTCTAGAATCAGGTGTACTAGCGTCTCTTGCTTCATTTAATCCCGTTACATCTCTTATCATTTGCAAATAATAATTGTAAGTAGATATTAATGTTTGTAGCTTTTGACCTCCGCTCCCGGTTTGTATTTCTTGAATAGGTACTTTACCTGGATTCATATCACCTTCTTGGGTAAATGATCTACCTATAACAGAACCTGTTTGAAAAAACATATTTAATGCTTCTTGCGGGTTATAATTAGTTCCATTACCTAAGTCAACTTCATTCAATCCATCAGCATCTAAATAAACACCGTCAGGTATCATTCTTTGTAATACTTGTTGCAGTTTTAAATGAGTTAATTGTATCATATCTGCAAAAGCCGTACATCTACTAACTATAGATTCTATTCTACCTTGATACATTCTTGGCGCTGTAATAGCATAATTTAATTTAACCTTAGTTTCATCTGCTTTAGGTCTCATCATATTAGGTGCCATTTCCCATTTAAGTAAAATATTACTTCCTAGCACCATAACACCCTCGTATAATACTTCAAGAGATCTTTCCATTTTACCAAATTGCTCCTCAAATATTTCTTTAGGTGGATCAAAAGAATCGTCTCTTGCTATAATTTTTGTAGCTCCTGTTGCAGTTTCTTTAACTTTGTAAACTTCGTTCATGTAAGTTTTAAAATTAAAGTATAATATTTGTACAACATTTTGATCACGATTGTTGTTATACATATTACTTATATTATTGTTCCACACACCCCAGTTTTGAGAACCTTGTTGTTGGATCTCCTCCATCTGGTCTTGTGTTAGGTTCGGAAACTGCTTTTTAAGCTCGTTTAAGGGAACGAATTTAACTTCCCCTACATAATATACATCTTGAAAATACGGGTCCTCCGTATACGAATAAACCATATAAGCCGGATCTACATATTCAACAGTAACACCTTCGGTTTCGGTAAAGTTATTTTTAACTGCGCCTATACCTAATGTTGCCAAATCGTAATAGTATCTTTTCTTTGTTAAGTCATATCTGTTATCGTCAAGCATAACATTAATAGCTTCTTCTTCTGCTATTTCAATCCCTTGCTTATAACTTAATTGCATGTGAAGATCTAGCTCTTCTTCTGAAGCTGGCAGCTTATCTGGATTATTTTCAAATAAATTAATACCAAATTCTTGCGCAGCAAAGTTATTTAACTCTTCTGTTTGCAAGTCTCTAATTATAGCCTCCATATACTTTGTCCTTTTTTCAACTCCAAAAGGATCTTGAGAATATGCTGTTAAATCAAAAGCTCTATCTGCAATACCATTAACTACAATATCTACAAATTTAGATAAAATAGGAACTGGCTTCCAGTCTAGGTTTAAATAAGATAAATCCCCGTTAATAGATAATTCATCTTTGTATTTTTGGATAGGTTGTTCTCCGCGCGCATACAATCGTAAATTATGAAAAGTATTTTGATTACTTTGAAAACGAGTTGTACCGGAATTGCTAGAGAACCATTCGTTTTGAATTGCTCTTCCCACTTGAAGCCCGTACTCCATCGACATTTTTTCTGCATCACTTGCGACTTGGGTTGGAAAAAAACTATTTACTACGCCTCTGGCCATATTACTATTTTATTATTTTTGATAATTCACCTTCTTGTTTATACTTTGCAAAGTTTAAATTAATGGGTGATCTTTGTAGTTTGTTACTTGGTCTATATAGATCTTTGTGACAAGCCATTATTGCCAAACCAGAACTTATAGCTGCATCAAATTTTGTTCTATTATTTATATCGAACTTAGCCCAATCATTTAATGTTTCTGTAAAATACATAGGTCCATAGTTTCCATCTGATTGTAAACCTACGTGTCGATCTATATACATTTCTATAGCAGCTGCGTGAGCTTGCTTAATATCTTCGCTTGAATTGGGAATGCCTCCTACTTCTTTTTCGGCTATTGATAACTTATTCCATAATTTGTCAGGGCGGTTCATCGAATAACCTCTATAACCTCTTCTTTTAAAATAATATAAAAGTCGTGGTTTATTGTTTTCTGCTAATAATGGCATACCGTAAAATACACAAGCCATTAAAACATCTTCAAAAAACATTTCTGCTGTTTGTGGTCTTGCTACGTATTCTAAAAAAAATGTGCTAGCCGGAGCATCTTCCATGCTAAACTTCGTTAATCCGTGCAGTGCCCCTTTTGATCCTCTGCCGTCAGTTGTTCCAGATATATCATAACTATCACATCCAAATGCTCCAACGTGTTCTAAGCCTGGCCATCTAACGCCATTTTTTATTACTTGTCTATTCTGTAATTCGTACTTCGGAGTCCAGCTTATTAAAAATCTACCGTTTGGATTTGGAGTAAACATTACTTTTGAATCTTTAATACCGTTTTCCCACATAAAACTTCCGCGGGTTAAAACATTACTGTGATTTAAATCTTCGTTGTAATCTATTTGTTCGTATATTTTAACTAAATTAAATATACTATTTTTTGTTTCATCTCTAAACGCATGTTCCTCTGTGCGTGGAAACTGTCTATAATATTCGTTTAAAGCATCCTGGTCGCCTTTTAATCCTTCGGCCTCATTATTCCAATGCTCTATAACCCCGACGTCTATAGGATCGCCGTATGGGCCTACTGCTTCTTCTTTTGGAGTATCGAATACAGGTATGCCATAAGAATCAATGAATCCTTCGTAGTTCCATTCCATAGGTATGAACAAAGAATAGAGTCCTGAACGAGTCTGTCCGTTGGCGTTTCTTTTTGTGACATCTGAGTTATCATATAATTTTTTAAAATTACCTCCACCTTTATCTATCGAATTAGATGTGGATCCCATCATACACTTACCTATTACTCTACTACCTAATCGAAGCGTGGTTTTCGTAACCCTCCAGTTGTTGAGGATGTTGTTGGGCCTTTCCCACTTCCCCGACTCATCGTGGACGAGGAGCTTGAGTTTCTCCCCATCGTAGGCGTTGTCGCCGGTGTTCTTCCAATCGATCGTGGTGTCAAGACCCGATAAGGTTTCAACGGTCGCATTGGTGTCGAGTTTACGTCGGGTAAACTTGGACGCGGGGACTCTGAAGGCAAGCTCGGTCTTGGGGCGGTCCATACCGTCCTGGATCGGTTTGAAAAAGAATGGGTAATTAACGGATATCGGAACCACCTTATCTGTAAACATTTTCTTCGCATCTGATCCAGACTTAGATAAAATGCCATATCGGGAGTCGCTAGATATGGTTGCCAAGTTAACCACCTCGCCTGATGCCATAAAGGAAAAGCCTGATCGACGATTCTTAAGGTAGCACAATCCGTAGGATCGTACATCGGCCTTACATGCTTCCCAAAAGATGTAGAATAGTCTATTCGCTTCTCTAAACTCTGGTTTCCCAACATCAATCTTGGACCACTGCAAGTACATAAAGTGAGTACCAGTAATGTAAGTAGCCACACCCTTATTATTGAACCAATGGCCGTTTTCTCTTTTATTAAATTGTTCATCGATATATGTGCCCCATTTTGATTTAAATTCTGTAGGATATTCTCTCCAATCAAATATACTTTTAATTAGCTTTAATTCCCTTGGATATTCTGTAGGCGTCCACTTGTCATAAGTTTTATCTAGCTTGCTTGGTGCTTTTGGCAAAGCTATGTTTAGGTTTTGTATATTATATATATCACCTATCTGCCCTGTTTTACTTATAACAACTACATCATGTTCTTTGTTATATCCATACTTCCATTTCTTACTCTTATTCAATCTAGATAAGGTAGTTTGTTTTATTGGCGTTACAACGCTATATAAACTTTGACTATACATTACTTAGATCTTCTTTCAGCAAACCCACCAAAAGTTGTTTGTTCAATCTCTTCTTTTGGTTTGTTATCAATTAATCTTTGCTCTTCGTCAATTCTACTTAGTATCTCGAAAGCATCAAATATAGCTAGCTTTTTTGTGGCTGCTGCATTTTTTAATCTATCAGCTGAAATATCATCGTCCGAATCTACAATAGCTTCTTTGGCTACTTTAATTAATTCCTCAACTGCTCTGTGCCCAGCCTGGATTATATTCTTCTTCGTCTCCTTGATATTCATATTTAATTGTAATTGCATTCATGGGAACTCGGTATAACCTTTGCCCGTCTATTATAAACTCGTATTCTGAATTTGGTTTAAAGCCAACCAGTGTATCAACCTCTATATTATTATTACCGTATTTTACAATACCAATTAATGGTCTTTCTTTTTCTATAGAAATTTTATCCGTTTCTTTTATAGGTATTACAAAAACAAAACCTTCCAATGCTTTCCACTGATTGTTTTGTTTATACGCATATATCTGATCAGGTTGTACTAGATAAATATCCTCTTCAAAATAATTCTTACTATTTTTTTCTTGACCACGTATATCTCTAAACCTTCTAAATATATTGTGATGTACAATAACCTCTAGCCCCTCTTTAATTTCGTTATACATTCTTGCGCGAGGCAATCCTATAACAATACCAATTCTTTGAGTATACTGGTGGTTTTGTAATTCGGTGTTTAATAGTAATTCGTTACCCTCTATTTCTTTTTTTCCTGTTGTCCTACTGCCCTTCGGTTTTACCAGGTAATTAAATACGCTCTGCATTTTACCATGAGAGATCGTATTCGACGGATATTGACATGTTTTTGTTAAAGTCTTTCCAGGGCATCAACATGTCTTTTTTTGTTATATAGATGGAGTACTTATCTTCTTCCTCTATTATGTTAGCTATAGTATGTCCACCATATACTTCTTGCCCAACGGCATAGTGCATAGCGTCATTCTTATAGTCTTTGCCGACGCTAATCTTTCTTATTATCTGCTGTGACATCGGTATATTCTCCAGTTTTTAAATCAATGTTAACAGAACCATATACATCTTCTAACTTTTTTTGTTCAGCTTGAACAACTTCCGCGGCAGCTTTTATTGCTGTTAACAATTGAGCCTTATGAGCTTCAATGCCGCCAATTTGCATTTGAATTTGATTAACTTGATTTACAGCAGCTTGAATAGTTTCTAATTCTTCTGCTTTAATTTTGTTTACTTTTTTTGCCATTTTATTTGATTTAAGTGATTTATAAGGAAAAGCTTTATTTAACTTTTCTTTTCTAGTTTTACAACCGCAATCTTTACCGGTTGCTTTTGATATAGTATCAACTACTTTTTTGATACCCGTTGCTTTAGTGATTTTTTCTATTGTATCACCAAGTCCTTTTGATTTCATTTAACAATTCCATTTACGTCTAGCCGCTTTACCTCTTTCTCCAGTCCACCCACGAGATCTAGCACAAAATGATTTACGTCTTTTTGCAGCTTTACTATCTGGATCTAATTTGGAAGGAGGGGTTGTAACAGCTGTTTTTAAATTACCTCCTGTTTTTTTATTATAATTTGCCACACCTTTAGCAGTCATACCTCCGCCAGCATCTTTTCCAGTACCACCGCCTTCTTTAACTTTAGCGTAGTTACCGGATGCTTTATTTTTTACTGGAGCATAAGATTTAGATTTAGCTTTTTTAAATGGTGAGTTGGGTTGTGTGTATGCCATTATTTCCCAAAGTATTTAAGTTTCATAGGTGCGCCTTTTCTAAAGAATTTTGATTTTTTCGGGGATGCACTATCCACATCTTCTAAAGGTATATCTAAATTTTCTTGCTCTTTAATACTTAATTCATTTTGCTTTAAATCTCTACCTTCACCTCTAACAGTCCCTTGAGTTCCTAAGTAATTAGCCCCATACCCGGAAGTTTGGTTTTGCTTACTTTGATTTTTTACATTAGTTAACTCGTTGTTGGAAATTTCGTATCTACTTTGAGATTTTGAAAGTTTATTTAAATCACTTTGACTTAAATTGTCATTAGCCGTAAACTTACCTTCCGCATCAAATGTTCCATACTTACCCATTTGTCTTCTATACTTACCTACTCTTCGACTCGTATGTATTCCACTTCTTATATTATTACGCCTTTGTAAAGAAGTTTGAGCGGTACCAGAATCGTTAGTTCTTAAGGTTAATTCACCTTTTTCTTTTTTATCTGGACTACCAGTTGTTGTATCTGGTTCTGGATCTACAATATTTTCATCTGCCCACGAGCAACCTGCAACACCTCTTTTACGTGTTTTTCCATCTGCCTCATAACACTTTTTAATGTATTTTGCGTCTTGTTCAGCAGTTGATTCGGGTGTATCTTGCACACACTTACCAGCCGCATTCATAGTAAACCCGGCCTTGCAGCCACCTTTCTTATTAACCAAGTCGCCGGTTGTTGTTCTTTTTTTAATAGTTTTTATACTGCCCTCAGGACCTAGCTGTTGATTCTGGGAAGTTTCCACATGCCCAGGCTCGTGCGCTTTTAAAGGACTAACGCTTATAGAAAACCCTTTTTTTTTAGCCGGTGATTTTGTAGCAGCGTTGCTAGTTGTGTTGTCTCCGTATACGCCGGCTGGCCCAACATTAAGAATAGGCTCTGTAACGCCTTTCTTTTGATTGAATAAACCTTTGTTTACTCTAGCTGTTATTGGTATATTTTTTCCCATGATTAGTTGTTATGTTAATTTAAATTCCGAAAGATCCGGTATTTTTAGTTCTGTGTCAAATTTTTTCCCTGTAAACTTAGCAAACGGATCACTCTCTTCTTTGCTTTTGTCACCACTTAGATTGGCAGTTTGTGCTGGCGGCTTTTGATCGCCAAATCCTTTTTTTACTTCAGCAGCATAATCAAGACTTTGTTTACTAGCTAGCACATCTTTTTCCCCGTCTATTAAAGCCATATTAATTTTTGCAGGTGAATGGCCATAACCTTTTTCTTTTAATTCTAAATGATCATCTTTGGTTTTAGCAACTTCAACTTCCCCGCCTTTTCCATACATTTTATGAGGTTTAAAAGCTTTCTTCTTTGCAGGAGATTTGGATTTGTTTGTTATTGGGTTAGCCATGTCACCATCGTAACCATCTTGAAAATAAGCCTCACCTCCATAAAAATTTTTATTTATTTTAGCAGGTGATCTTCTTTTAGCGAACATAGCCTCAGCTTGTTTTAAATGTACTCTACCACCTACACCTTGTCTAGGACCTGGTGCTGACTTTTCTTGAAAGCCACTAGCGTTTCTATTATCTGATTTTTTATTAAGCTGATCAGCTTTTCCTCTAAAATTTATTGCCATTATTTTTTATATTTGGTTACTCTACCCTTTGTATCTTTTTCTCTTTTTGCAGCTGCTTTTTCACTTGGTGATAATTCACTCCAGGTTGCTGGTGTTTTACTTGAAACTTTTTTAGTAGGTCTAAAAGTATTTTCACCACCCTCATAGCCTGTTTTGCCGCTAGGTGTTCTCCAATCTTCTTTAAACCATCGTTTAAGTGCTGCACCCTCTTTAGTTTTTCTAACTTGAAGAGGTGAACCTTTCATTTTAAAAGCCATTATTTTTTTGAATTACCCCAGTTAGCTGCTCCAACTTTTCTACACTTAGCCATTGCTCCACTTCTGTATGCAGAGTTTTTTGGGCCATATCTAGCAACTACTTTTTTATAACATGCATCTTTCTTTAATGGAGATGAATTTTTATATGCTTCATCTTCCCACTCAAAGTCAGGATGTCCCTCATTCATAGTTTCTCTATCGTATACTTTAGCCGGTGATTTGGTGTCTTTTTTCCAAGTTACAGTTTCGTTGTCATATTGTAACCTTCCTTGTGCCATTTGATCTAAATGAACTTTTTCATGGTCAACCGCTTCTTTAACTTTCTTATCTGACAGTTTTGAATTAACAAATATAGTACCGTCACGATTTGCTTCGCCTTCTATACCTTTCTCTAAGTCATCTTTTAAAATAATAGGTTTTCCAAATTCAGAGTCCTTATGGATCCCAAACACATCGTGTAATGGACGAAGTTTAAAAGCCATATTATCCGCGTTCTTTATTTCCGTATCCGCCTTTATTTGCAGCTTGAGCATTTTCTGCGTAATGTTTACGTGCTGATTTGCTTAGACTTTGGTTGGATGCTTCTTTAATGTCATAAGACATTCCCTTATTCATTTTTTTGTTTGGAGAGTTAGAAGTTTCCATAGGTCCGTAACCTTTGTTTTGGTTTTTAGCAGGAGATTCGTAATCTCTTTTTGATTTGCTTTCGTCTCCTTTTTTACCGCCATACATTTTAGCTGGAGATTCGTAATCTAATTTACTTCTAGATTCGTCACCTTTGTTTCCACCATACTTTTTAGCCGGGGAGCCTTTACTACCACAACCTATTTTGTTGGGGCCAATACCTTTAAATCCTGAATATGCCATTGTTTATTATTTATTTGTTAGTTATTTAATCTATTTTTTTTTTGTGAACCTAATCCGCCGCCGCGTGATTTGTTTTCTCTTGCTTTTTGCTTAGCTGTTGGTCCTGATCCAGCCCCTTTCATTTTTGCATTAGCAACTTTGCCTGCAATTTTAGTCGCTGCTTCTTTTGATTTGCCTTGTTTTTCAAGTTTACTTACTAAACCTTTAAAGCTTTTGGCTGGGCTACTTTTTTTTTTACCGATCGATCCTAAAGCTTTTTCTGCAACTTTTCCAACAACAGCTTTACCTAATGCTCCTGCTACTGCTCCAAGTATTTTATTAGGAGAATTTTTAAGATTTTGCTTAGCTTTTCTTTTCATATCTCTTTTCCCCATACGCTCCGCTCGCTTTGCGTGTCTCTCAGCTTTTTTATCATTACCCTCAGCTTTAGCAGCTTTAGATTTTTCGCCTTGCTTTATTATTCTTTGCCCCGCTTTATCAATTTTTTTGCTAGGTGACTTTTTAGCATTTAAACCATAAGTCTTTTTAACTCCTATTGATTTTTTAAGTCCAATTTTTGCAGGTGACTTTTTAGGTCCAATATTTTTAGGTCCAATTTTTGCAGGTGACTTAGCTTCTTTATCTGCTTTATTCCTAGCATTATCAGCTTTCATCGTTGCATGTTGCTTTCTTCGTCTTGCTGCTTCTCCTATTGTTTTATCATGGCTTCCATCAGTGCTATGAGCTATTTTAGAGGTGTGATCTTTTGTTCTCTTTTTATCTTTTCCATCGCCATAATTGTATTGACCTTTATGGCCTGCATCACCTTTATGTTTAGCTGGAGAACCAGCTATGTCATCAATAAGCGGATACTTGTTCAAATCTTTTCTTTCTTGAGATGCTGATTCTTTTTTGCCTGGCGCAGCTTCTATTTTAGATTTTAGATGATCAGGCAATTTATGCTGATCTCCCTTCAATGCTTTTTGTGCAGGGCTTGTAAAGTTTAAAGTCTTCTTTAAAATAGGAGACTTGGGATTCATTTTAAATGCCATAATTATCTGTTTTTGTCGTTGATCATATCGTCAATAGCTTTATTGTAAACTTTGTCCGTATATGTTTTGTTATTATAAAACTTACTTCGTTCTGATGTAGGCATGTCTTCTTCTGCCAGTAATATTCTGTATATTCGATTAATTAAATTTTTACAAATATATGAAGTCGTATAAGTGTTAAATTTATTTGTAGTCCTATTTCTTGCTGAATAAATATCGATCCAACCGTTTTTACGTAAACGTTCCCATCGGCTTTTATCCCATGAATATGTGTAAGATCCGTTAATAAAATCATTCCTTGTAAAAAACTTTTTACAATCTAAATATATTAATAATTCTAAATCAGCATCTTTTAAGTTGTAAGTTTTACATGCCCACTTACGCACTAGTCTATAATATTTAAATAAATTTAATTCTCTTAAATCAGACGAAGTTAATCTCATTCCACAATAACCACATCACCAATCGTAATGACTTGGTAAAGCTTTTCATTCCATTCGATACCATGACCTGCATGTTTGTCATATCTAATTATATCGCCATCTCTTATATGTTCAACTTTGTCCCCCACGCTAATTACTCTTGCTTTTAAGTACCTAACGTCGTTATTATTTTTTTCTGTAATTTCTAAACCACCTACTTTCTTCGGCGCTTCCTTAATTTTATCTATTATAATAAAGTAATTAATTGCTTTCAAGTGATCTTACGTTTGAGATTATACAATCAGCAGATACTATTGTTGTGGCAACACTTATTGCATTTTTTAATGCAGCTTTTGTTACTGATATAGGATCTACAATTCCGGCATCAACCATATCTTTATAGCAACCGCATGTAGCGTCTATTCCCATACCTTGCCACTTAGAATCTTCCATTTCATTTTCTGGGTCTTCTGTAACTTCTTTGGGTGTAAATACATTTGATATACCCGCGTTTTCTAATATTGCGTGATACGGTTCTTGTATTGCTTGTAAAAGAAGGTTATACCCATCATTTTTTATTTCAATTTCCTGTGCAGCATTTAGCAAAGCAACACCACCGCCGGGAACAATACCTTCTTGTAATGCAGCTTTTGTAGCGTGCAAAGCATCTTCTACTCTATCTTTCTTTTCTTTTAACTCTACTTTAGAATCAGCCCCTACGTGAATTACTCCAACCTTACCGGTTAGCATAGATAAACGCTGCTCTAATTTCTTTTTTAAATAGCCGTTCTTTTCGTCTTTTATTTTCTTTTCAACATTCATTATTCTTAAAGCAACTTCTTCATTTGCTTCGGATACTTGCAATGTCGTAGTTTTGTGATCGGTAACTGCTTTCGCAACTTGACCTAAACAATCTGGCTGAATTAAATCTAAATCATCGCCAAGCTCTTCATTAATTACTTTAGCCCCTGTTAGTATTGCTAGATCCTCTATTGAATCTTCTTTTGTTGTTGCAAAACCGGGCAGGTCAACTATGTTTACTTTTATATTACCTTTAGCATTATTAGCAACTAAAGTAGCCCACGGTTGAGCTTCTAATGTTGCAACTATTAATAAGGGTTTTTTGTTTTTTATAACAAACTCTAGTATACTTTGTATACGTCTTATATTTGGTATCGGTGAACTTACTATTAATACGTAAGGGTTGTCTAATATACAAGTGCCTTTGCTTTTATCTGTTATCAGATAAGTTGATTTCATTCCTGAATCAAATTGTACGCCATCAACAAATTCAACATAAGTTTCATTTGTTTCTGACTCTTCCATCAGAACGATCCCATTCTTTCCAACTTTTTCAAAAGCTTCGCCGATTTTTTCTCCAAGAGTAGAGTCATTGTTACATGAAATATAAGCAACTTGTTTAAGCATGTCATCTTTAACCGGAATACTGGCGTTATCAAGATATACCAAAATTTCTTTATGGCATTCAGAAATGCCGTCTTTAATGTCTCTAATCGTTTCTTCACCTGCGTATGAATTTATATTGTGTAACAAAGAGTGTGCAAGGACGGTAGCTGTCGTTGTACCGTCTCCTGCTTCTCTTACTGTATTAGTGGCCGCTTCTTTAATTAAAGTCGCTCCTATGTTTTCGACCGGATCTATCAAGACTACGCTTTCCGCAACGGTTACACCATCTTTTGTTATCACCGGTCGGCCCATAGCGTCTTCGTATATAACGCATTTTCCAGAGGCTCCAAGAGTGGACCTCACTGCGTCCGTTAATTTATTAACGCCGGCCATTATTTTATTTCGCGCTTCATCGCCGAAATTCAGATCTTTGACAATCTGACTTGGTAATTTAAATTCCATTTAATTAAATTTTATTTGATTTTTATTCGAATGTCTTTACAACTTTCGGTCCAGAAATGTAGTCAATTTTCTTTTGATAATGTGAAATAGATCCATCGATTGCTGATTCAGCTCCATCTAATGTTTCTCTTCTTGTAACATCATGCCAATCATTAGATTCTGCATGCTTTATTTCTGTTTGATAATATCCATTTGGTAATTGGGTAATACGCCAATTTTTCTTATCTGCCGCATGTTTCCAGGTTTCTATGGATTTTTCTGTTGGTTGTGGTTGACTAGCCCACGAATTAGTCTGGTAAAATAGTGTCATTTTGGTTTTGGTTTTAATTGTTATTTATGGTTATATAATTACCTAATTTTTAAGTAATTTAATTTCTTCTTGCAATTCTTGTATTGCTTTTACTAAAACAGGTACTAATACGCTATAATCTACTTGTTGAGGTATAATACCTTCAACGTGTGTTCCGTCTTCAGATTTTATTTCTCCAACCTCATCTTTTTCGCCAGTAGCCCAGTCTTCATTTATTTCTTGTAATTCATGAGCTTTAACCCCGTAAGATCTTCCACCTTCTTTCCATTTGAAATCATATACATTAATGTCAGATACAAGGTCTAGTCCGTTAAAGTCTTTAAAATCTTCTTTTAATCTATAGTCAGAAGTAGTGTTATAACTTGTACCTCCATTACCAAAGGTTACAGTTCCTTTTATTCCATTACTACCATTAGCAAATTTAATTGCAGTATTTGTAGTCCTACTACTTCCGCTTGATGATACACTCATCTGCTTAAGTTCTAAGTTGGCGTAATTATTGCCTGTACCTGTTAAATCAGTCATAACAAAATTACACACTTCAGTAGAATTAAAGCCTCCGGTTAAATCAGCTTGTATTGATGATTGATCAGTTGAACTTAAAAATATTCTATTATTAAAAGAAAATGCTACATCATTTGTAAAATTAGTTACTGTTGAATAATTACCATAGGTGCCTATGGCTATACCACCTCTTATAGTTGTCGCATTACCGTCTTCGTATAAATCTATTTGATCTTTTACTTGCAATATGCCACCTACAGAAAGATTGTCTGTTACATTTAAACCGTTAAATATATCTACATCACCACCAAATTTTAAAAGCATAACATCAGAACTATTTGTTCTAAAGTTTAAGGCACCACCTGTGCCGGATATAGAATTTGAGGTACCAGAACCAAAATATAAATTACTACCACATAAAATGCTTCCATTTACGTGTAATTTTTGTTGTGGTTGCGTCGTGCCTATTCCTGTGTTATCTCCGTTACTTCCATTTAATATTATGTCTCCATCGAACTGAAGTTGTATTTCTGCACCTCCTGTACTTTTTCTAGATATATAAAAAGGAGCAAATGGTTGAGAACCCTGAAAGTGCATATTAACAGCATCATTAGTACCTCCATTTACTGTTGTAAATTTTATACCAGATGTATTACTAGACGAATCCGCTATATGTAATTGAGAGAGTGGGTTAGTTTCACCTATGCCAATAAAACCACTGCTCTGATCTATAAAGAACTGGTCTGTATTGGCTGTAAAATCCCCCGTTAACTCTGTGGAATTTAAAAGTTTTGGCATTATATTATATTGCTATTAAAATTGCTTCGAAAACATCGTTTGCGACAGTTCCATTAAATGTTATTGTTAAGGTGCCACTTGATCTTTTTACATCTGTAAAAACAGTTCCACCACCCGTAGACTCAATTACTTCGCAAGTAACATCTTTAGCGTCTGATTTACCTAAGTCTGTGACCGTGTTTATTGTCCAAGATGTCGCACCACCTACTGTTCCATTTGCGGTTACCGCTCCTGAAGTTGCGCCAAGTGAATATCTTTCGCCATTTGAAGCTGTAGAACCTGGATCTGAATTTGTTACTGTAAATTTACCGTTTGATACAGACACGCTAATACCTGTTCCAGCTGCTATAGATGCTGCACCTACTGCCGTTAGTGTTGCATTATCTATACCTATAGTAACATCACCTGAAGTACCACCACCGTTTATTGGAGATGTAACATCAACTTTAGTTATATCACCTTGTGGTATTGTTGGAAAATTTTGTAATGCACCAGAACCATCAACGTATTCAGAAGAATCACCCTGCCACTCAAGATCTATGGTGCCGCTACTTGTTACAGGATTAGTACCTGCTATATCTAAAGCATCTGTATTATCTATACTTAATCCTACACTTGTTACTGTACCAGCTAAATCAGCATCTAAGGTAACTGTTCCAGAGTTATCATAGGTTGCAGTTATGTTTGTTCCACCTTCGACTATTACAATACCTTTATTAGTTGCACTTGAATCTTCACCTGAAACTGTTGCTGTACCATTTGAGTATGATACATCTATTCCTTCACCTGGATTTACATTACCTTCACCAATTGTTGTTAATGTAGCTTCTGCAACGTTTTTGTTAACTTCCGTCCAATCTGATTCAGCGCTTGGATTATCAACTGTAGCTATAATTAAATCGCCTATAGCTAATGGTGTGGACCAGTATGTTCCACCCGCACCGCTACCAGCTGTTGTTACAACATATGTATAACCTTGTAATATTGATGCACCTGTTGGTGGATCTGTACTTGCATCATAACCTCCTGCATAAATTAATTGTCCGCTTGTTAAACTGTCTACATAACCTTTAGTGGTTAATGTGGTAGCAGCATCTGATCCAGCTGTTGCAGCTGATGTTGCTTTATTTTTTACAGCCAATGAATCTAAATCACTTACGCCGTTAACATCTAAATCACCGGTAACATCTAAATCTCTTGTTACGGCTAAATCTCTACCTATTGTAACATCATCTGGTTGACTAATAGTTATTGTACCACC